TAGACGTAATAGAAATTGCCATTAGGAAACAACGAAGCAGATGGAGGCTCGATTGTATTACTTGGTTTGATTTTGAAGACGTAGAGCAGGTTATAAAGCTGCACATATATAAGAAATGGCACATGTGGAATCAAGATTTGCCTCTTGAGCCTTGGATTGGCACTATTATCACCAATCAGATTAGGAATTTAGTTAGAAACCACTACGGCAACTATGTTAGACCGTGCGTTAACTGTGAATTTAACATGGGCGATGATGCCTGTTCTTATACACCCAGTAAGCATCAGAATTCTGAGTGTAGTAAATATAGAAAGTGGGAAAAAACAAAAAAAATTGCATTCGATTTAAAAATCGCGGTCCCTTCTGAAAACCATATGCATGAGTTAAGCTACAACCCCGAAAGTGAGCTTTGTTTTAATTCTTGTGTAGATAAGTTGAACGAACATATGAAAAACAGCCTTAGTGAAGTTCATTATACTGCTTATTATATGCTGTTCTTTGAACAATCGACAGAGGAAGATGTTGCTAAGTTTATGGGCTATAAGACAAACGAGAAAAAAAGAAAGGCTGGTTATAGACAAGTAAAAAACTTAAAGAAAATGTTTATGGAAAAAGCCGCAGAAATAATCAAAGAAAACGACATAATAATCAATGACACTAAATGAAGAACAAAAGGATTTTTTGATTAAAAACTTTAAAAAGATCAGCGACTTAAACATCTTAACAAAGAAGTGTTTCAGAGATGAAAGTTTAGATGGTCGTAATAAAGAGGGTAAAGCGGTTGCCCGTTTCCTTATTGATCAAGGTCTTGATTATAAAACGACTAGACCAGAAAAGTGCGAAAAAATAGAATTCACTGAACAACAAAGCGCATTTATCCTTGACCAAGCAAAAGACGGTCTGTCTTCTCTGGCTATTGCTAAACTTGTCTTTCCAGAAAAGAATGTAACTTCGTTAAGTAACGAACAAAGGTCTGTATTAGGACATATACAAGAGGTCAACCCAGATTTCCTACCTAGTCAAGATAGTGGGGCTTTAAATTCCTATACACCGCCGCGATCTCCAGTTAGAATAGTTAAAAAGATAAACGATGCGACAGGAACTACTTTTGAAGAGTCAAAACTTAATAGACAATATCAAGTATGCGTGGAAAGGCTTGGTATACACTTAGCAAACTCAAGATTTATAAAAATCATTAACAACTACCTAGACAAGAGCGACAGGGAGCTGTTTGAGCAAGAGTTTATAAGGTTAACCTGGGATAAGCCTGACCTGACGGCAGACGAGATTAACTTGTATCTAAATGTATGCAAAGAGATTATTAACCTTGAGGTTATTAGCAAACATTTAAACAAACTTAATGATATGTTTGATGTTGCTGACGATCAAACAGAAATGTCCGTTCGTTTAGCCGAAATCATTAAAGCCAAGAGTTCAGAATACCATCAGTGTGAAAATCGCATAGAAAACCTAACCAAGAAGTTACAAGGTGACCGTTCTGAAAGAATGAAATCCAAAACAAAAGGAAATGCTTCTTTTTTATCAATAGTTCAATTATTTCAAGAAAAGGAGGAAAGAGACAACATGGTTAAGATAGCAGAAATGCAAAAACTCATAGTTAAGAAGGAAGCCGAGAAGCTTGAGGGCATGGCGGAATGGAAAGCAAGAATCTTAGGAATAAGTCAAGACGATGTCATTTAAATGCTTAGAATGTGAAGAGGATTTCGATTCACTTAGAAGTTTACATTGCCATGTAAAAAAACACGGGATTTTACTTGGCGATTATTACGTTAGGAATTTTAGGCGGAAAAATAAACTCACTGGAGAGTTGTTGCCGTTTAAAAATTATAAAGACTACTTCAGTAGTGATTTTTCCCAACCGCACCAACTTATGGAGTGGATAGGCAAGACTGACGACGAAGAAGTTAAAGGTTATATAGGCGACCTTCTAAAGAAGAGAATTTCTGATAAAAATCTTGACTATGGTCCCACTAACCTAGAGCTTGTTAGCTCTGGGTTGCCGTCCATAGATGTTTATAAAAAATATTTTGGCAGCTATACTGACGCATGTGATAAATGTGATGTTAAGCCATTGTTGAGTGAAGGGTTGCCCAAAAATTTCCGTGATGATTTCTCAAACATTAAAATATTAATTGATACACGAGAACAACAGCCACTTAAGTTTAAAAATTCAGAAAGACACAAGTTAGATATTGGTGATTACTCTGTTACCGCAGAAAACTACGATTATACTTATGTTGATAGAAAATCTTTTGGTGATTTTTGTAGCACAGTAACGGTCGGCTATTCTCGCTTCTGCAAAGAGCTTGATCGGTGCAGGGAACTTGGAAGCCACCTCTTTGTGGTGACGGAAATGAGTTTTGCTGGTATGGAATCCTATAATAAGAAAAGTTACAAAAAATACAAACTAGATTATGTATATCATAACATGAGAGACATACAAAACAAGTATAAGGACTGTTGCCAATTTATATTTTCTGGTTCGAGAGATTACAGTGTCGAGTTGATACCTAAACTACTAATGTTTGGTAAGAATTTATGGAAAACGGATGTTGATTATTTTTGGTCAAAACGCATCGCTGAAAAACATTCACAATTAGGAGGGTTTAACTGGAAATGAGTTGGGAAAAAGGCATACAAGAAACAAGAAACAGATTCCCAAATATCAACGAAGAGTTGTTGGCGATAGAGGACGAATATATAGAGGAAGAGAAAGCAAAGGAGCTTCTTTATAAATTTTTAAGACAAAACCCATCTTTTGCTTCAGAACTGATGACTGGAGTAAAATTATTTCCGTTTCAGCATATGGCTATTAAAGCTATGATGGAGTCCGACTACTTTTTGGGCATATGGAGTCGTGGAATGTCCAAAAGCTTCTCTACGGCGGTTTTTGCGCTATTAGACGGCATGATGAATCAGGGAGTTCATATAGGAATCATCTCAAAATCATTTCGCCAGTCAAAAATGATATTTACAAAGATGGAGGAAATTGCGGCAAGCCCCAAAGCCGAATTTCTTTCTCAGTGTATAACGAGGGTTTCTAAAGCTAACGACCAGTGGGTTATGGAGATTGGGTCAAGTAAGATTACCGCATTGCCATTAGGCGATGGAGAAAAGTTACGTGGATTCCGTTTTGAGAGAATGATTATTGATGAGCTTCTCCTTATGCCTGAGAAAGTTTTGAATGAGGTTATTATGCCGTTCCTGTCTGTTATTAAAAACCCAACCGAGAGGCAAGAGACTTGGGATGTAGAAACAGAGATGATCAAACAAGGGAAGATGAAAGAAGAGGACAGAACCAAGTGGCCTAACAATAAGATCATTGGCTTGTCTTCCGCATCTTATAAGTTTGAGTATCTTTATAAAATGTATCAAAAATATGAAAGTTTGATTTTAGATGAGAACGAGCAAGACGGAGCGCATAGAGTTATAATGCATTTTAGTTATGATTGCGCTCCCCAGCAACTTTATGACCAAAACCTTATTGACCAAGCTAAAGCTACAATGAGTCAATCTCAGTTCGACAGGGAATTTATGGCTGTATTCACAGACGATAGCTCTGGGTATTTTAAGGTAAGTAAAATGGCGGAATGTACAATACCAGATGGCGAAGGTCAATGTGTAGAAGTTATTGGAGAACATGCCGATGAATATATACTTGCTTTTGACCCTTCTTGGTCTGAGAGCGAAGGTTCTGACGATTTTGCCATGATGCTTATTAAGTTAAACAAAGAAACAAAAAAAGGCACAATAGTTCATAGTTATGCTTTGTCTGGTTCTAACTTAAAGACTCATATCAAATATATTGCTTATCTTATTGAACACTTCAATATTGTTGCAATAGTTGGTGACTACAACGGGGGTGTTCAGTTTTTTAACTCATGTAACGAGAGCAGTATTTTTAAATCAAAAAAATTAAAATTAAATATCATAGACGCGGATTTAGACGATCACCAAGAGTATGAGAAGGGTTTGAGGGATTTGAAGAGACAATACAACAAAGATAATAACACCTATGTTTTCTTAAGGAAGCCTAGTTCTAAGTGGATTCGTTATGCCAATGAATTATTGCAAGCGTCATTTGATCACAAGAGAATATTCTTTGCTGGAGCCGCGATGGATGACGATTACAATAAACAAAGAAAGGCTAGAATACCCATTAAGGAATTGAAGTTTATTCCTAACTATAATGAGTCATCAGAGGCTTCAAAAATGATTGACTTTGTAGAACATCAAAAAGATATGATGGATTTGATTAAAGTTGAATGTGCACTTATACAGGTGAATACATCTACGCAAGGAACTCAAAGTTTTGATTTACCACTTAACTTAAGAAAACAAAAGGGCGCAGATAAAGCAAGGAAAGACTCTTATTCTGCTTTGATTCTTGGCAATTGGATGATGCATATTTATTATGATATGATTGACGATAATATTGAAACAAACCAAGGAACATTTACCCCCATGTTCATTCGTTAAAATTAAATGTCACTTTCAAAAGTTAAAAGTTAAACTTTCGACTTTTGGGTGTATAATAGGTTATGGCAAAGAGAAAGTATACTAAGAAGTCAAACTATTGGAATAAGTTTGACGAACAACCTCAACAATCGCAAGCAATTCAGGAAGAGTTTGCGCCAGAAAGCATGGGAGATCCGTTTTATGTATCTTCCGCTTCTTACTCTAACAAAGCTAAAGCCTCTTATTCAAGGACCTCCAATGTGGGTTCTTCAATGAGCAGGGTTAACAGGTCTGCTTTTGAAAACACAATAGATAGGTTCTCAAGTATAAGAAGGGGGCTATTGCCTTACTCTTATGCTTCGGATGGGATAAATGTAAGAGAGTCTATTGAGCTTTGCCAAAAAGCCTATGCCAATGTTTCTGTTTTCCGTAATGCGATAGATATTATGTCTGAATTTGCGAATACAGAATTGTTTCTTGACGGAGGGACGAAGAAAAGTAGGGAGTTCTTTTCTGAATGGTTTAAAAAGATTAACCTAACGAACCTTAAAGATCAATACTTCAGGGAGTATTACAGGAGTGGTAATATTTTCCTTTACCGCCTAGACGGAAAGTTTAAAACGGATGATTTCTTACAACTTATTAATTCGGTAGCTCCAAAAAATGGTGTAGAGAATAAAGTACCGATTAGGTATATAGTATTAAACCCATACGATATTGTCGCAAAAAAATCTTCATCTTTCAACACAGGAAGTTACGAAAAAATACTTTCTGAGTACGAAATGGCGAGATTGCAAAATCCATCTACTGAAGAAGACCAAGAAATTTTTGATGCCCTGCCAAAAGAGGCTCAGAAAGAAATAAAATCTGGTCAATATGGTATGGACGGACTGAGCATCGAGCTTGACCCTGTAAAACTTTCTCATTCTTTTTATAAGAAGCAGGATTATGAACCATTTGCAATTCCATTTGGTTACGCCGTTCTTGAGGATATCAATGCAAAGCTTGAGCTTAAGAAAATGGATCAAGCAATAACGAGAACCGTTGAGAATGTTATTCTGCTTATAACCATGGGTGCCGAGCCAGAAAAAGGTGGCATAAATGCTCAAAACCTTAACGCAATGCAAACCCTGTTTAAAAACGAAAGCGTTGGTCGCGTTTTGGTTTCAGACTATACAACTAAAGCTGATTTCATTATCCCAGACCTTAATAAAGTACTTGGTTCTGAAAAATATAAAACTCTTAACGAAGATATTAAACAAGGACTCCAGAATGTGGTTGTTGGAGAAGAGAAATACGGGGCGACGCAAGTTAAAGCTCAGATATTTATTGACAGACTTAAGGAAGCAAGAAACGCGTTCCTTTCAGACTTTTTACAAAAAGAAATTAAAAGAGTAGCTTTTGAGCTTGGCTTTAGGTCTTATCCAACGGCAGTATTTAAGGATATCGATATGAGGGATGAGACACAACTAATGAGGGTCGCCACTCGCTTAATGGAACTTGGGGTCATCACCCCGCAACAAGGCATGGAAATGTTCCACACTGGTAAATTTCCAAAGGTCGAGGAGATCAGACCCTCGCAAGAGAAGTTCATCGAAGACAGGGAGAAGGGATATTACAACCCAATCGTTGGCGGTGTTCCTATGGTCGAGGGCGCAGAAAGCTCCCAAAATACAGGTCCAGATGGACAAGCTGGTAGACCAGAAGGGACAAGCGGCATTCCTCAAAAAGAATCGGCGGATTCACAAGCTAGTTATTCTCGCAAAAATATCCAAGAAACAATCATGGAACTTGAGTCTGCCAGAGCATCCATCAAAGAGGTTATGAAGGACAAACTTAACATCAAAAGGTTCACCAAAAAGAACAAAGGAATGTTGGATAGTATGTGCGAAGCGGTAGTTTGTTCTACAAATATTGAAAATTGGGCACAAACCGCCCTTTCTTGTGTATCTAACTTAGAAGAGATTCAAAACCTGGAAGTATTGCCTGAAATTTTAGAAATAGCGGCAAAACACGAACTAGACAATTATTCAGCCGCCATCTTATATCATAGTAATGAAAAAACAAAAGAGTCAATCAAAAGCGAATAGCGCGGATTATAAATATACGACCACTTTTGAGGCTCAGGTTTCTCCATGCGAGATAAGTGAGGCTTTTATTTCTGAGGCGTCTCTTCATAATCTTGATTATTTAGTCCCCAAGGGAATTGATTTCGAAAGCAATATAGACCTAATGGGTGTCGCTTTTAATGCTGCGGTAGTAAATAAATTTAATAAAAATGGCGACGGGATAAACTCTGAAACCGCCGTAGCATACACAAAAAACTTTCTCCATAAGCCTACAAACATAGAGCATGACAAAGAGAAGATCGTTGGACATATAGCAACCGCTGGTTGGAGCGAATACGGTTCTAGTAAAATAATTTCTGAATCAGAAGCAAAAAACTACAAAGAACCATTTAACATCGCCCTTGGCGCAGTTGTTTATAAGTCTGCGAACGCTATTTTTGCCGAAGCTCTTGAAAGGTCAGTTTCCCAAGACGACGAATTCATGCAAATGATATCGACGAGTTGGGAGGTTGGTTTTTCTGAATTTGATTTGGCAGTTGGAAGTAATAACTTGAGTGAATCAAGAATTATTTCTGATCCAGAGGAAATGGAGACCATGGTAGGCTATCTCAAAGCTTACGGTGGCTCTGGAAAAACTGACGATGGTGAGCCAGTGAATAGACTCATCAAAGGCAAGATTTATCCACTAGGAATAGGATATACCACTAACCCTGCAGCAGATGTCAAAGGCGTCTACATGAAGAGTGAGCGGCAAGATCCTGTTGTTATAAGAGATAAAAGAGATAAAAATATTTCACAAAGCGAAAAATATAATGTAAACCTTAAAAAGACTAATTCTATGGAACTCGAAAATGTAATTTCCGAACTGAAGGACCTTCTCACCGAAAAGAAGTTCTCGCAAGAATCTATCGCCTCAATGACCAGCACCTTTACTGATGCTATCAAAGAAAAAGACGAGCAATTCCGTGCAGAACTCAAGAAGTCAGAAGAAGAGAAAGAGGCTGTCGCTAAAGAACATGCAGAACTCAAATCTTCGGTTGAAGAGTTGAAGAGCAAGTTTGACGAAGCCCAATCTAAAATCGCCGCTCACGAAGCTGATAAAAAAGCTGAAAATGCGGTTGCTCGTTTTAATGAGCGTATGGACGTACTCGATCAAAAATTTGATCTTGAAGACGAAGACAGGGAGTTTTTGGCACAAGAGCTTAAGTCTGTTGAAGAAACCGAAGAGGCATTTGCTTCATTCCAGAATAAAATGGATGTTGTGTGGAAGCACAAGAGCAAAGAGGCTAAGGAAGAATTCGACAAGCAAGTTGAAGCCAGGATCCAAGAAGAAGTCCAAAAGCGGCTTTCTAAAAACGGCAAAACTCAAGAACCTCAAAAAACTACCGAGGAAATTCTTGATTCTGTTGAGTCTACAGAAACTGCAGTTGCAAATTCTAATGAAACTGTGTCACGCGAAGAGCAAACCTTTATGGAAAAATTTGCTAAAGCGTTTGATCGCAAAAATATCGAAATTTCTTAAAAATCTAAACAAAAAACAAAATTATGCTCAGAATTCTACCATTCAGACAATATGACGAAAATGATGTTATTAATCTTTTCGCTCTAGAAGGCGCGTATGTAAATGAATCCACTACGGGTTCTTCATACGGTGACGCTGGTGTTTTCGTTAAAGTCTCCGCAGGTGACTTTGATAAGGACCCAGTATCTTATTCGGATGACTCTTACCTAGGTAAGACAGATTATCCATTCATCAAGGCTCAATACCCAAGTGTTAACCTTAAGTGTGCTCCTGCAGTAAGCGGAGAACCTCTTCTTGGACTTACTCTTCGTCAAACTGCTCAGTATGACGAAAACGGCGAGAAGCTCCTTTACAACCCAGTAAAAGCAGAAGAACTCTTTTGCGTTATGCCTGGTCAAGCTGTTCCTGTTGCTACTCGCGGCATGTTCACTCTTACCGCAGACGGATACAGCGGATCAATGGGAGTCGGAAGCGGAATCGCTCTAAGTGCAGTTGAAAGCGGCAAGGTTGTACCTTGTGCTGCAAACTCAGCTGACAAAGTTGGTACAGTTATTGGTACTGGAAGCCGCTCAAGCGGAACCATCACCGATGCTTGGGAAGGCGACTACGCCGTAATCGCACTTGGTCTGTAATCTTAACAATTAACTAGAAAATATAACAAATATGAAAATTTCTCTTAAAAGAACCCCAGAACAAGTAGAGCTTATTCAAGCTATGGCTTCAAAGAACCGTTCTGTTGCCTATGAGGCGCAGGTCGCTCTTGCCCAATTTATTGGTCCAGTTATCGCTGAAGTTATCAACAACGCCCCAGTGCTGAGTAACCTCTTTTCCTCTCTTCAATTCAACTCTGAAGACAACCCTTCTATTCCTCTTGACCTTTACTACGATGTAACTGATGAGGATTACGTGCAGATCTACAGCAATACTGTTGCTGGTGGTCTTCCACAGAACCAAGTTGTTCCTACAGTGTCCGAGCTGAAGATTGCTACTTACAGCCTTGATACCGCTGTTAGCTTTGATCGTCGTTATGCTGCCAAAAGCCGCATGGACGTTGTAAGCAAGACATTTACTCGCATGGCTCAAGAAATTCTGCTCAAACAAGAGCGGACTTCTGCTAACCTCATCATGGGCGCACTTGCTGGTGCTTCCACCAATGGTAAGGATCACGTTTTCCGTGCTACCACGGACGGATCTTTCCTTCTTGATGACTTTAACCAACTTATTACTCGCGCCAAGCGCATTAATACTGCTTGGAACAAGGGTACTCCAGAAGGTGGTCGTCGTGGAGTTACTGACCTTCTGGTTTCTCCAGAAGCAGTTAAGTCACTTCGTGAAATGTCCTACAACCCAGTAAACACCAAGACTGTTGGAGCTGGCAATGACCTTGCTGCTCCAGATAGCATTCGTGAGAGTGTTTATCAAGCTGGTGGAGGTCTTCCAGACTTCTACGGCATCTCCATCATGGAGGTTAACGAACTTGGTGTTGGACAGAAGTTCAATACGATCTTCGACACCATTGCTGACACAACTCAGTACTCTGACGCAGCTGGTGGAAACGCCGCAGTATTTGGAGCAACTGACGAGATCCTTATCGGTCTTGATCGTGGACGCGAAGCTCTTATCAAGGCAATCGCCGTTGACGAAGAGAATGGTTCTGACTTCAGCCTTACCGCTGATGATCAGTACAGCATTCGCCAAAACAAAATCGGCTGGTTCGGTGGTATTGAAGAGGGTCGCATGATCCTTGACAATCGCGCTCTTGCTGGTGTAGTTTGCAAAGGACTGTAAGTATTAAAACATACTTTTTAGAGGTCACCCTGTACAGGGTGACCTTTTTTTGTGTAAATATTAAGTAACAAACCTATTATAGAGTATGGAAGAAGAAAATTCAAAGAAAATGGACGTATCTTATGGAGTTGAAAAACCAGAAGAATCTGCCGAATTGGCTCCAAAGCCAAAAAAGAAAACAAAGAAAAAACTTGTTAAGAAAAAGCCTGTAGTTAAGGAGGAGGTTAAAGCAGAAGAGCCTAAAAAAGAAAGAAACCTTATTGAGCAAATCAACGAGATGAAAGCTAACAATGAGGTTAATACTCCAGAGTTCAGAGAAAAAATGGAGAAGCTTGAGAAAGTTCTTGGCGTAGACCAGATTAATCCCTTTGGAACAAACGAGCTGGACATATTCCAAGACAAGCTAAAAGGCATGTCTTACGCTGATATGAGGCAGTTGGCTTATAAGGTTGGAGTTAACCCCTTTCAGGCGGAACCTCAACTTAAATCAATTCTGTTGAAGGAGTTTGAATCCTCCAATAAGAACAACATGAGAAATATCATGCCCCAATCTAGTTCTGTTATTAAGTTAGATCCAAACAACCCAAAACACGCAGAAACTCTTAGAATATTGGGCGAAATTTAATTCTCAGTGTAATATCTTATAACATGGCTGTTTTAGAAGATCTTGCAAAAGAGGTGATGGAGTGCGAGTTTGACAACGACTCGTCGTTGAATAGTTTGCAGTCTATTGAGTGTTGGTTTGAATCTAACCTTGGATTGTTGAATACAATGATAAATACCTCTTATTGCCTAGATGCCCCAGAATTAGATTCTGAGGCGCAAGCGATATACAAACAGCTCTACCTATACAACTACTACTCCAAGAAGGCTAGGAACGCCCTACGGGGCATTGTGAGCAATTCTGACACATCTTCAAATGAGATAACAGCAATTAGCGATGGAGAGAGTAGGGTTACGTTTATGAACAAAAACGAGACCGCAAAAGTTATTAGGGGGATGGCTAATGACGCCAAAACCTCTATAGACATGCTTGTTGCTCAATATAACATGTATCAATCTGAGCCTAGACAGGTTGGTGGCATAGAAGCTGAATAAAATTTCTGCCCGACATTACCAGACGCTACTGGACAAAAGAAGAACCCCGCCGTAAAACAGCGGGGTTCTTTATTATGAACACAAACAGAGAGAATGTTTATACAAATACTGGGGTATCTTTAGCTGCTCCACTACATACAATACCTTTTGAGGTATCTTCGATTCCACCAAGCTGAACGCCGAAGGTGATATCTACAGTTTTATTGGAGCCTATACTTGAGGACCAGCTTTCTGAGTCGAGAGTAGCTCCTTTAAAAGTCCACTTGATAGATGGATCACCCTCACAAGACTTAAGGAGAATTGAAATTTCCTTACCTTCAACACTTGCACAACCAGCAATAAGTTCTGACAGGTTACCAGCTTCGATTTCATTAAGAACGGCATTTACGGTCATTGTGGCGTTAACTGGGAAGTCAACAACACGAGCGAATGGGAATTTAGTTCCAACTCTTTCGATTGGAGTACGGGAAAGTGGGACTGAAATTGAAGCACTTTGAACGTGGAATCCTCCAGCGCCCGTCAAGTTAGTCAATGTTCCAGTAGCGTCTCCTCCACCGACAAAACCTGGGAAGCTTAATACTATGTCTCCAGGTCTCAACGCTGTTGGACCACCTTGACCAGTGTTTT